CGGATTAAAGCTCAATAAAAAGTATTTAGTATTAGATGAATCATTTGCTAGGTACTTTATTGTAACTGGTGGCAGAGGTTCAGGTAAATCATTTGCTGTTAACTCAGTACTATTATTATTAACCTACCAAGCTGGACACACAATACTATTTACACGTTACACGCTAAGAGCAGCCAGCATTAGTATCATACCTGAGTTTATAGAAAAGTTAGAACTGCTTGGTGTTATTGACCAGTTTAAAATAACTAAAGATGAAATAATAAATACAGGTAATGGTAGCAAGATAATATTTCGTGGTATTAAAACAAGCTCAGGTGATCAGACAGCAAATCTAAAATCATTAACTGGTATTACTACTTGGGTAATGGATGAGGCAGAAGAATTAAATGATGAAGATATATTTGATAAGATTGATTTATCTGTAAGAAATAAAATACGAGAGAATAGAGTTATATTAATATTGAATCCAACAACCAAAGAACATTTCATTTATAAGCGTTGGTTTGAAGATAGAGGTGTTGCTGCTGGTAGTAATATAACTAAAGAAGATACTACCTATATACACACAACATACTTAGATAACTTAGACAACCTTTCAGAAAGCTATATTAAGCAGATTGAAACAATGAAGGTTAGAAGGCCAAACAGATACAAACATACAATAGAAGGTGCTTGGCTGGATAAAGCTGAAGGTGTTATATTTACTGATTGGAGCATAGGAGAATTTAAACAAGTAGGTAAAATTGTATTTGGCCAAGATTATGGTTTTAGCAATGATCCAAGCACATTAGTTAAAACAAGCATAGACAAAGAGAATAAAGTTATCTATATACAACTATGCTTCTATCAAACTAAGTTAACTACAAGTGAGATATTACAACTTAATAAAAAGTTTGCAGCAGATAATTTAATAGTTGGTGATTCAGCAGAACCAAGATTAATAACAGAACTAAGTAGAGATTGTAACGTTGTGCCAGCAATCAAAGGACAAGGTTCAATAACATTTGGTATTAGTTTACTACAAGATTATGATTTAGTAATAACAGAAGATAGCACAGAATTAATTAAAGAGTTAAATAACTATTGTTGGTTAGAAAAGAAATCACAAACACCAGTAGATAATTTTAACCACGCTATTGATGCGTTGAGGTATGCAGTTAGTTATCAATTACAGAATCCAAACTTAGGAGAATATCACATTTATTAAAAAAAATTACAGAGGTAGAATAAAAAAAATTAAAAAAAGTTGTAAAATAATTTGTTAATTAAATAATTATATTTATATTTACATTGTAATTAAGAAAAACAAAATGTACACATTAAACTTAAATAAAAAATATAAAGGTTATTATCATAAAAGATTTAACGATATACAAATAATAGTAGAAAAAAATTATTTTTCGGGTGGTTGGCAAGGTGTTATTCAGAAGTACACACATACTGCAAAAGATGTTGAGGGAACTAAAGTAGAAATGTTTGATAATTTAACTGAAGCTTTTTATGGTGAAACAAAAAAAGAAGTTTCTTATAGCTTAACAAACTGGATTTTAAATAATCAAGATATAATTGAAGGGTAATGAACTGGAGAGATAAAATACTAAAGAAGTATAAGAAACATAAAAAGAGTTGTAAATGTTTTTTCTGCAAACTTTATAGCCACGCTTAAGCCACCCTTAAGCATTTAGATAAGATAAGAAAAGATAAGATATATAAGAGAAATTTTTATTATATTTAACTATAATTTAAAATAACTTTCTAAATACGTTTAGTTAAAGTCTTCATTTAAAATTTATGTTTTGGTTTAAAGTAGGTAGTCGGCACAAGAGCGTTACCTACTTTTTTTTATATTTGTATATAACGATTCAACAATTTAAACGTTTATATATAAATGAAGTTAACTATTAACATACCAGAAACACTTAATGAAGTTACTTTAAAGCAATATCAAAAATGGTTAAAGATTGCTGATGGTAAAGAACTGGATTCGTTTCTACAACAAAAGATGGTTGAGATATTTTGTAATATACCACTTAAGCAAGTATTACAAATAAAAGCTACTGATATAAATAACATCTGCGAAGAACTATCAAAGCTATTTAATACAGAACCTAAATTTATAGATAGGTTTACAATGAATAATAAAGAGTTTGGATTTATACCAAAGCTAGATGATATTTCATTTGGTGAATATGTTGATTTAGATACTTACCTTGCTGATTGGGAGCAAATGAATAAAGCTATTGGTGTTTTATATAGACCAATAACATATAAAAAGAAACAGCAGTATTTAATAGAAGAATATGAAAGTGCTGAAAAGTACGATATGACAGAAACCACTTTAGATGTTGTATTTGGTGCGCTTGTTTTTTTTTACAGTTTAAAGAACGAATTACAGAAAACTATCCTGAATTATTTAGCAACTCAGAAGGAGATAGAGCTGCCTCAGCATCTGCAGGATTCTCTGCTAAATGGGGCTGGTATCAATCTATCTACGGACTTACTAATGGAGACATTCTCAAATACAATGAAATTACCAAATCAAAACTACACACCTGTTTAATGCACTTAGCATTTGAAAAAGATAAATATGAATTAGAACAACAGATACTAAAAAGAAGCCAGCGATGACAAAAGAAGATATATTAGAAGAATTAACAGAACGTAATTTATTAGTTAAAAACGAACACATAATTTTAGTAGATGGCTTTGAAGAAGCATTTTTAGGTATCACAGCAAACAATCCAATACAAGCAATATATGATTATTGGATATGTTTAGATTTACTAATACAGCGTGATAATATGGATTTTGATAACGCTATTGATGACTTAGATGAATTTATTAATCAAGATTTAGGTGAACACACACCAAGATATATAAAAGTAGTATGAACAGTTTTTACAATATAATAGATAAAATAAAAGAAGTAATTGTTGCAGAACCATTTAACAATGAAATTACATTTGGTGATATAGCTGATATTGATTTAAAGAAACAGAGTTTGTTTCCGTTGTCACACGTAATGGTTAACAACAGTACAATAAACAACAATTATGTAACATTTAATATTACTATCTTCTTTATGGATTTAGTAGATATTAGCAATGAACAAGTAACAGATTTATATAGAGGCAACGACAACAGGCAAGATATATTAAACACTCAGTTAGCATTAGCTACAAGAGTTATTAGAGTTTTACAAAAGAGTGATTTATACAAAGATAAATTTGAATTGATTAATCCAGCTACTTGTGAACCATTTACTGAAAGGTTTGATAATATGCTTTGTGGCTGGGCTATTACTTTTGATTGTGGTACTAATGATGATATGACTTACTGTTAATGAGTGAATTTAGAAAGGCATTAGAGAAATACGCTAAGTACGTTATACAACAATCACGTAGTAATTTAACACGTAAAAAAAACAACGCTTCTAAGCAACTGTATAATAGTTTAGAGTATACAATTAAAGGTGATAAAGTTTCTTTTCTTAGTGAAGATTATGGGCAGTTTATAGATAAAGGTGTTAAAGGTTCTAAATCTACATATCCAGAAAGCTCTGCAAGTCCTTTTAAATATACTACTAAACAACCACCAAGCTCAGTATTTGATAAGTGGAGCATTAGAAAAGGTATTGCACCAAGAGATAAAAAAGGTAGGTTTGTAAATAGACAATCACTAAATTTTTTAATTGCAAGAAGTATTAAAAACAAAGGTATTAGAGCAACATTATTTTTTACTAAACCATTTGAACGTGGTTTAGATTTATACGGAGATGAAATAGTTGCTGGATTTTTAGAAGATAAATTAGATTTACAATGAGTACAATAATAAGAACAAGAAGCCCATATTTTATAAGAACACCACAAGAAACAGATGCTAACCTTAGTTACTTTCAAATTAATATAACTATTAAAGGTGGCGTTTTAGGTGTTGCTGGTTGTCCATCAAATTTAGGCACATACAGCTTACAGAAGAAACCATTAGGCACAGAGGATTCTGTAACTATAGAAATAAGCGAATTAGTAAACGATTTTATAGAACAAAAGTTTATTAATAACACGCCTACAACTGGATATAATGTTTCAGCAGATACACAATCAGTTTGGGTTACTGTTGTTACTTCAGCAAGAGAAAGTGATGGTACATTAATAGGTAGTGCAACAACTACTAATTATTTAGCTCAAGAAGGTTACAATGATTTTAAAGATGGTGTAAATTATATAACAGAACCTATTGCAATGATTAGTGGTTCTTACATACAGTATAACAAAGGAGACTATATTTATTTGCCTGTAAATGCTGAAAGGGTAAACAACGTTTATTTTAAAAATAATGGTTCTACTATTTCAACTTACGGTGTTTCAGATGATGGAGATGCAAACCAAAAAATAGATTATGCTTATTACTTAACTACATCACAAGAAATAGATGAAATACAAATTCAGTATGATGGAGATCCTACAACATCAATAACAGTAAAAGAAATTGAAGAATGTAAATATCCAGTTCACAAAATTGTTTTTTTAAATAGATGGGGAGCTTTTCAAGATTTGTACTTTTTTAAAAAGTCTACAGAAAGTTTAGAAAGCAGAAGCGAAAATTTTAATAGAAGCATCTTTGAAGCAAGGCAAGTTTACTATACTGAGAGAGAGGGCAATTGCGATACAAATTACAATTACAATGTTTATAGCACAACAGCACACGCAAAGAAAACATTTAATGCTAATGCAACTGAATCAATTAGTTTAAATACTGGTTTTGTACCTGAATCAATGAATCCATATTTTGAAGAATTAATGGTTAGTGAATATGTTTGGTTAATAGATGATAACGATGTTGTTTATCCAGTTAATTTAAAAGACAGTTCATTTACTTACAAAACTGGTTTAAATGATAAACTAATTAATTACACAATGAACTTTGAAAAATCATTTGCTTTAGTAAATAATATTAGATAATGCAAAAACTAATTCTATACATACAACCTCAACTTAGAAACACAACTACAGAACAAGATTTTGTTAGAGTTGATTTAATGGAAGAAGAACTAATTTCATTAACTCAAGTTATTCAAGATGTTAGTGATATAGAAAAACTATTTACTGATTATAGCAGAACTTTTAATTTGCCAGCAAGTAAAACAAATAACAAAATTTTTAAGCATTGGTACAATCCAGATGTAGAAGGTTTTGATGCTAATGTATTTTGTGAATCAAGAATTGAATTAAACCACTTACATTTTAGGTTTGGTAAAATACAATTGAATGAGGTTGTAATGAAGTTTGGCGAGCCATCAATGTATAAGGTAACTTTCTTTGGCAATACAGTATCTTTTAAAGATAAAATTAATGATGACCAGCTTAGTGATTTAGTTTGGTTAAATAATTTTAATCACGATGCAGATGCTGACTATATTAAAGCTGCTTTAGAATTTGGAAAAGATGTTACTGTTGATAGTGTAAGTTATACTGATGCAATTATATACCCGTTAATAGCACATTCACAAAGTTATATTTATGATAATCAAAATGGCTCTGCTAATTTAAGTAATGGTTTAAATATTAGCACAAATTCATCACATCACCAACAAAGAGGTGTTGTTCCTGAAGATTTAAAACCAGCTATACCAGTAAAAAATATTATAAAAGCTATTGAAGAACAATACAACATCACTTTTAAAACTGGTGAATTTTTTGATTCTACTGCTATGAATAATTTGTATTTGTGGCTACATAGAGCAAAAGGAAGAATTACTGGTGATTTAGTTACTGAATTAAGTAACACTACTTTTAATTGTACATCAGGAACTTCTAATTGTAACCATTATAATGGCGTTCTTTATCCATCTGTTCAATTTAGTAATGGCGATTATATATTTACACAAGCGTATACAAATGGCTATGAAGAAGGATTTAAGTTTACTGCTGAAATAATACCAGCATCTAGCTCAATACCTTACACCATTGAAATAGTAGATAGTTTAACAGATAGTATTGTAGCAACAGCAAGCAATTTAACAGGTACACAAAGCCATTCTATTGGTTATGGCAAACTACAAACTAACACACTTGCATTAAATGAATCAAAAAGATTATTTGCAAGAGTTAGAAGCGTTGATGCTTTAACTTTTTCTGCTGCACTTTCAATAGAACATTCTTATTTTGATTTAGCTTTAGGTAGATATGACTATAGTTTAACAGCTAATTACACAAGTTCATCTTCAAGCATTGTAACAAGTGCCACAATAATAATTACAGAACAAATTCCTGAATTATCAATTAAAGACTTTTTAAATGGTTTGTTTAGAGCATTTAACTTGACTGCTTATGTAGATTTTGATGATAAAATAGTTGTTAAAACTTTAGATAATTATTATGCTGGTGGTGATTCGTTTGATATTACAGAATATGTTAAAACTGATCAGCATACAGTAGGAGAGGCACTACCATTTTCAAATGTAGATTTAGAATATAGTGAACCAAAAAGCATACTTGCTCAAACTTTTAGAAGTATGAACAATAGAAGGTATGGTGAATTAAACTACATAGGTGATGCAAGCAAAAAGAATGAATACAAAATTACTTTACCATTTGAGCATATGTTGTATGAAAGGTTACAAGATAAAACAAGTGGTGCTTTAACATTAATACAAACTGGTAGTTTTTTAGATGATGACTTAAATCCAAGTATTGGACAACCTTTGTTGTTTTACGGAGTTGCAAGAACTGGTATTTATGCAAGTCCTATTAACTTTTTATATAGCACAAGACCTGAAACTTATGGTGCTTTGTGTCCAACAGGAACTAATTACACTTTGAACAACTTTTGGATGGCACACAATGCTAATGAATTAGGAACATCAACAACAGCACCAACATACAACTTAAACTTTGGTAGTGAAATAGATAGTTATCAATTAACTGATTATGGTGGTAACAATAATAGTTTATTTCAAACTTATTATGATAATTACATAACAAGAGTATTTAACAAGAAAACAAGGATATTTAAGTTCAATGCAATACTGCCACTAAAAGTATTATTAAATCTAACATTAGATGATTTAATTGTAGTTGGCACAAGAGCATACACAATAAATAAAATGTCCACTAAATTACAAAGTGGTGAAACAAATTTTGAACTATTAAACGAACCATCATAATGAAAACAATATTAGAAGCATTAGAATTTTGTAAAGCAAATAAATTATATGATAAGCATATAAATATTGCATTAGGTATTAATAAAGTACCACTAACATTTAAAGAAGGGTTTAACCAATTAAGAATGAAGAAATGAAAGAAGTTACATACAAATTAAATGTAGAAACTAATTCAGCAGTAAAAGAAGTTGATGATTTAAACAAAAGTTTAGAAACAACTAATGATGAAGTAAGTGGTTTAAAAACATCTGGTAAAGCATTAGGTGCATTAAAAACAGGTGCAAAAGGTGTTGCTGGTGGTTTTAAAATGATGGGAACTGCTTTAAAAGCAGCTGGTATAGGTTTAGCACTTGCAGCATTTACCGCATTAAAAGAACTGTTTGAACAAAATCAAAAAGTAGTAGATGTATTTAATATTGCTTTTGAAAGTTTATCTATAGCATTTAGTGATTTCTTTAATTTTATTTCTAAAAATGTAGGAGCAGTATCTGAGTTTTTTAAGAAAATATTTGATGACCCATTAGCATCAGTCAAATCATTAGGTAATGCTATAAAAGATAATATTATTGAAAGAGTTAAATCAGCACTTGAAGTATTTGGCTTTTTAGGTAAGGCAATGAAAAAACTATTTGCTGGTGATTTTAAAGGTGCAATAGATGAAGTTAAAAATGCTGGTAGTGAATTTGTAGATGTATTAACTGGAGTTGACAATTCAGTAGAAAAAGCATCAGAAGTTATTAGTGAAGGTGTAACTGCATTAACAGAATACACTAAATCAACAGTAGAGGCAGCAACTGCAAATGTAGAACTTAAAAAACAAGCTGAATTAGCAGCAGTCGCAAATCAAGGATTAATAGAAAAATATGATTTACAAGCTGAATCACTAAGGCAAATAAGAGATGATGAAAGGTTAAGCATTGAAGATAGAAAAAAAGCTAATGATGAATTGTTATTAGTGTTAGACCAACAAGAAAAGGCAATGTTATCTAATGCTCAAATTTCATTAAGAGCAGCACAAGCAGAACTTAAAAAAGATAAAAATAATATTGAGTTTAAGAAAGCTGTAATGGAATCTGAAAATGAATTAGCTGCTGTTAGGGCGCAAGTAGCTGGTTTTAGAAGTGAACAACAAGCAAACGATTTAGCATTAAGTAAAGAAGAATTAGAAATGACTAATTCTAAGTTAGAAGCAGAAAACAATTTATCTATTGAAAGAAAAAAGTTTAATGCAGAGCAGATAAAAGATGAAAGAGAAAGGTTATTAGAATTACAAAGAATTGATGCAGAAGAAGCTGAATTAGGCAGAACAAGACTAACTAATGAGATAGCACTTTATAAAGAAGGCACACAAGCTAAAGTTGATGCAGAAATAGCACTTGCAGAGTTTGAAGAACAAATATATCAGCAAAAAGTTAATAGAACTAATGAACTAACTGCTTTAGAAACAGCTAATACAGATAAAATTGATGCAAAAGATAAAGCATCAGCACAAGCTAAAATAGATAACCAACAAGCAATATTAGATGCAACAAGTTCTGCATTAAGTTCTATTGGTCAAATTGCCGATGCGTTTGCTGGTGATGATGAAGAAAGAGCAAGAAAAGCATTTAATATAAATAAAGGACTTGGTATTGCACAAGCAATTATTTCTACATCACAAGGTATAATGAATGCTTATACTAATCCAGTTGACGTTGCATCTGGTGTAGCTTTTGCAAAAAGTATTTCAATAGGTTTAGCTGGCGCAGCACAAATTGCTACAATAGCAACAACACAATTTAAACCTTCTGGTGGCGGTGGTGGTACTGCACCAAGCACAAGCACATCAGGTGATGGAGCATCGGCAACACAAGCACCAAGTTTTAATGTAGTAGGGCAATCAGGATTTAATCAAATTGCTGGAGCATTAGGCCAACAACCACCAGCACAAGCATTTGTAGTAGCTGGAGATGTTACAACAGCACAACAATTACAAAACAATACAATACAACAAGCAACTTTTTAAAATAAAATACAATGGATATAATAGAATTAATATTAGATGAAGAAAATGAAGAAATGGTTGGAATAGATGCAGTTAGCATCGTAGAGAATCCAGCAATTGAATCTGACTTTATAACATTAGCAAGTGAAGAAATACAACTTGCAAAAATAGATGAAGAAAAAAAACTGCTTCTTGGTGCAGCACTTATACCAAATAAGCCAATATTTAGAAAGCGTAATGACACAACTTTTTATGTTTACTTTTCTAAGGATACAGTAAGAAGGGCAAGCGAATTATTTTTTCAAAACAGCAATCAAAACAACGCAACCTTAGAACACCAAATGAGTGTAAATGGTTTAACTGTTGTAGAATCGTGGATAGTAGAAGATACTAAAATGGACAAATCAGCTAAGTATGGTTTAGAAATGCCAGAAGGTACTTGGATGATTTCAATGAAAGTAGAAAATGATGAAATTTGGACTGATTATGTTAAAACTGGTAAAGTAAAAGGTTTTAGTATTGAGGGTTACTTTGCTGATAAGGCACAAATTAAAAAACCAGATACAAAAGCAGAAATGCAAGCTATTGAAGAAGAAGAGGCAGAATATATGCTTAGTAATATTAAAGCACTAATAAAAAAAGATAAAAGAACTAAATCTGGTAAAAAGATAGAATTAGAAACTTATAACGATTATCCACAAGCAGTTAGTAATAATGCAAAAAGAGGTATTGAACTAAATGAAAAAGTAAACAATAAATGTGCTACTCAAGTTGGTAAAATACGTGCGCAACAATTAGCAAAAAAAGAAAATATTAGTTTGCAAACTTTAAAAAGGATGTACAGCTATTTAAGTAGGGCGCAAGAATATTATGATGAAGGAGATACTAAAGCGTGTGGTACAATTAGTTATTTATTGTGGGGTGGTAAAGCTGGTTTAAGATGGAGTGAAAGCAAGTTAAAAAAGTTAGGTGAAATCAATCTAGCTTCTATGGTAGTTGATGACAATTTTGCAATAATAGATGATAGATTAGCTTATAACACACAAGAAAAAGCTGAGGAGATGGCTAAAAACATAGGTTGTGAAGGTTTTCACGTACACGAATTTGAGGGTAAAGAATGGTATATGCCTTGTGAAGCACATACACAAATGAAAAAACCTTGCCAAGCTGGTTATGAACAATATGGTATGAAAATTAAAAACGGTAAAAAAGTACCTAATTGTGTACCAATAAAATAAACAATATGAGAAGTAAAAAATTTAAAACACCAAGTAATACATCACCTAAAAATACTAAACGTGGTTGCTTGTGTCCTGACGGCAAAAGATACAGTAATAAATGCTGTGATGGTAGCCTACAAGCACAAGGTATAGGTAAAGTATAAAATAAAGTTGTAAAAAAATATAACAGTTAACGTTTTCAAACGTTTATAGGTATATACTCAAATTATGAAAGCAAACGAAATACTAAACAAAATAAAAAATATTGTTGGTGAAAAAGTTGAACTTTCTGAAGAAAAAATAGAAATGGCTGAAATGACATTAGAAAACGGAACTGTATTAGTTGCAGAATCTTTTGAAGCTGGTAAATCTATATTTATTAAAACTGATGATGAGCAAATTGCTTTACCTATTGGTGAATATGAA